CATCAGCGGCGCCGTAGACGAGAACACCAAGGAGCTGGTGTTTACACTGGCCAAGATCATCGACGAGGAACGTAAGTTCCAGGAGATAGTAGACCGCGACGGGATGGTGTACGAAACCCAAGGCGACAAAGGCCAGACCTACATCAAGTCCCGACCAGAGTACATCGAGCTGCAGAGGCTCCGCGATAAGAAGCGGGCGTACATCAAGGCGCTCGGTGTGGGCAGTGGTGAAGTTGATGATCCCGACTTCGCATGATTAGGAATCCACACTCGGTGCATGTCATGAACAGGTACGTTAGTGACATGGCCCGCGATCGTCCTGCCACCGTTCACGACATTGATTGCATCTACCGCCACCACTCCAAAGACTTCTGGTGCATGTTCGAGTGGAAGTGGGAGAGCGAAAGGAACAGTTCCCCAAACACCATCAAGAGTTTGATGGATATGGACGACGCGTTTAGCTACGCCAGCAGCACTTACCGCGGGTTGTTTGTCTTCCGCTGTGGCTGGCCCGCAGCGTTTCCAATGGACGACACCCAGCAGTGCGAAATTCAACACTTCCACTTCGGTGATATGAAAGGCCACAAGACGTACACTGAAAGCGCCCAATCTGCACTGCAGTACATTCTTGATCATGGACAGCTACTATGACGCAGAGAAAGGTGATAAGGCGGTTGAGTGGATCGAGAAGTACTGTACGCACGTCAAAGGTGCGCTGGGTGGCGAGCCGTTCATACTTGAGGACTGGCAGAAGGACGACATCATACGACCTCTCTTTGGGACAGTTCGCGCGGATGGTATGCGTAGATACCGGCAAGCGTACATTGAAGTTCCTAGGAAGAACGGCAAGAGCAATCTTTGCGCCGCCATCGCCTTATACATGCTCTTCGCTGACGGCGAGCCAGGCGCTGAGATTATCTCAGCAGCGGGTGATAGGAATCAAGCGCGTATCGTCTTTGAAATCGCATCAGCCATGTGCGCGAACAACTCGAAGCTTCGCGGGCGTGGGCATGTCCTGCGCAACACCATCGAGTACAAGAACAGTTTCTACAAAGCCATATCAGCTGAAGCGAACACCAAGCACGGATTTAACGCCCATGCCGTCATTCTCGATGAGCTACACGTATTCCCCAACCGGGATTTGTACGACGTCCTGAAGACTTCGACTGGCGCACGCACTCAACCGCTGGTGATAGCAATCACGACCGCGGGCCACGATACCAGCTCTATTTGTTACGAGCTTCACGAGTATGCGCAGAAGGTCAAAGAAGGAAGCATTGAAGACGATACATTCTTGCCGGTCATATATGCGGCTGATAAGGATGATGATTGGACGCTACCAGCGACATGGGCGAAAGCCAATCCGGGATTCGGTACAATATGCAAGGCGGATTATTTCGAGCAGGAGGTAAAGCGGTGCAAGGAGAACCCCAGGCAGATCAATACCTTCCTTCGATTGCACCTGAACATCTGGACCGCAAGCGAAGAGCGTTGGGTAACCGATGATGAGTTTATGCGCGGAGCCGATGAGGTCGACGAAGCATACCTGAAGACGCTACCGTGCTATGCGGGTATGGACTTGTCCAGCACCAAAGACCTTACGGCTGTGGCACTCATCTTCCGCGACGATCGCCACGACCGCTTTTACCTGAAGTGCCACCACTTCGTAAACGAAGACAAAGCCAACAGCAAGAGTTTAAGCGGTGGTATCGACTACTACACCTTTGAGCGTCTTGGACTGGTGACAATCACCGAAGGCAACGTGACCGACATGCTTGCGGTGCGTGAGCATATCATACAGCTTGCCCAGGAATATGACCTTCAGGCGCTGGCGTATGACCGGTACATAGCGCACCTAGTGGTGCCGTACCTCGACGGCATCGACTGCCAACCATTTGGCCAAGGCTACGCCTCTATGTCGTACCCGACCAAGCAGTTTGAAGTGCTGCTGTGCAAAGGCCAAGTGATTCACGGTGGCCACGATGTCTTGCGCTGGCAGATGGGATGCGTTCACCTGGCGCGCGACGAAGCCGACAACATCAAAGTCACCAAGAAGAAGAACAGCGAAAGCCAAAAGGTTGACGGCATTGTAGCGTCTATAATGGCAATGGGTTGTTACTTTAACAACGCACAGGACGAAGAGCCACTCTTGGAAGTGATTAGCTTGTGAGTTCATATTTGGTTAAGTGGGGGCGGGTCGCGACGGTGGCCCGCCTTTCTTAAATTGCACCATGCCCAATCGCATACAAAAATTCGTTCAACAGGCGCGGGCGCGCATTGGACTTGATAGGCCGCAGGACATCGTGGCTGCCGTGGGGCTGTACGGTGTTACCCAAAGCGGTGCCAACATCACCCACGACAGCGGAATACGTATCAGCACCGTCTACGCTTGCGTGTACAAGATTGCCAGCACTTTGGCCAGCTTGGGCCTAAACCTGTACGTCACCGATGGCCGCCGCCGCGATATGGTTACGGATCACCCGGCGCTGGATGTCACGACGTACCGACCCAACAGCTACGAGACAGCATTCTATTTCTGGGAAACCATCATTGCACAGGCAGTGATGAAAGGCGCTGGGTATGCTATCATCCAGCGCGGTGCTGGTGGGGTGCCAATTTCTATGGAATGCGTGGATACCGACCAGGTAGAACGCCGCATTGTTGACGGGCGCATCTTGTTCAAGCTGAACGACGGCAAGGTCGTTGCGCAGGAAGACATGCTTGAGGTCTGCAACATGTACCGCAAGTCACCCATTCAGCTGCACCGAGAGAACCTTGGCCTTGCCCAAGCGGCTCAAGACTACGGCTCGGAATACTTCGGTAACGGTGGACAAATGACGGGCGTGCTGTCTTCGGATCAGCCGTTGAAGTCGGAGCAGATGGAGACCTTGCAAAAGAGTTGGAACGGCTCTATGACCAGTGCCGGCACAAAGCTCCTACCGTTTGGATTCAAGTACAGCCGCATCAGCATCGCACCGGAGGAAGCGCAGTTCATCGAGACGCGCAAGTTTCAGGCTGAAGAGATCTGCCGCATCTTTTCTGTTCCTCCTGCGCTTGTTCAGCTCGAAAGCCAAACGACATACAACAACGTCGAACAGCAGAACCTTATGTTCGCGCGGCACACAGTGTTGCCGTGGGCAAAGAGGATAGAACAGGAGCTGGCCAGTAAGCTTTTGACTTTGCGCGAGGCACGGAACCACTATTTCAAGTTCAGTCTAAACGATCTCTTCCGTGGCGATATGGCTGCCCGCTCACAGTTCTACACGCAGATGCTGCAGAACGGTGTGATGACGATTAACGAGGTACGTGCAAATGAAGAACTTAACCCAGCGGCTGGCGCCGATGTACATTTGGTTCAAGTCAATCAAATCGCGTTGGACCGCATGGGCGACTACTCCGACAAAATCAGTACAAATGACAACGGACAATCACCTTCCTAACTACGTGCGCCGCTCGCTGCACAACATCAGCCGCCGCACCGACCGCGCGACATACATGCAACTGGTTGCGATCTACACCAACACACCAGGCACCGACAAGGAACGCATCGCTGAGGTGCGCAAGTTCATCTCTGGTGTAGCGGAACGGAAGATGGAGAAGGCCACAAGCAATGGCGTTCAGTACCGCGCGGCTGAGATGCGCGCCGCGGAATCGGAAGACGAGATGATTGTGGAAGGTTACGCCGCGGTGTTTGACAGCGTCACCGACATCGGACCATTCCAGGAGCGCATTGCACCGGGCGCGTTCAGCGATGTACTTGATGACGATGTGCGCTTGCTCATCAACCACGACGGTGTGCCGCTGGCACGTACTACCAATGGCACGTTGGAGCTGAAGCAAGACGACACGGGCTTGCACTACCGTGCCGTGCTGAGCAATACGCAAGCCGGCAAAGACTTGTACGAGATGATCAAGCGCGGAGACATCAATCAAAGCTCCTTCGCCTTTATGATTGGCGAGGAATCGCGCGATGAAAATGACGTTCGGGTAATCGACAAAGTGTCGCAGTTAATTGACGTAAGTCCTGTAACTTACCCAGCGTATCAGGCCGCCTCTGTTTTTGCGCGCGCCGAAGAGAAAGAAGAAGAAAATGACTGACCTTCCCATCAAAGACTTGCAGGCACTTCGCCAGCAGTACGTCGACCAGCGCGAAGACGTAAAAAAATCCGCTGACCTCGAAGAGCGTGACCTGTCCGACACTGACGTAGCGGAGCTTGAGCGCCTGGCTACCGAGATTCGCAAAGTTGACGTGCAGCTGAAAGTGAAGCGCGAAGACGCAAAGATTGCCGAAAGCGCCGTTCTCGCTGGCGAGGCTTCCCGCTCGCACAGCAAAGAGATGCGCAACATGACCAAGCGCTTTGACTTGGCCGGTGCCGTTCGCGACATCTACCAAGGCAAGCGTGTCACTGGTGTAGCTGCCGAATTCACTGAAGAGGCTTTGCGCGAGGTGCGCGGCTCCAACGTGAACATGAAAGGCCAGCTCTCCGTTCCTGCCGCTGTCCTCCGTGCTTTGGGTGACGCTGGCGAATTCGGTGCTGGATCTGCTTTGGTCAACTCTCCTGGCTTTGTTCCTGAGAACGTCGCCGCAGGTGTTGCCGCTCTCGCCGCTCCTACCCGCTTCCAGCAGATGGGCGGTCGCGTACTCAACGGCCTTACCGGAAACGTTAAAGTGCCTGTAGTGGGTACGGCTTCCAGCATCAGCAATCCCGCAGAAGGCGCAGCCATTGCCGCCGACGCTGGTACGGCTATCGGGAGCAGCGACCTCACGCCACAGCGTTACGGTGCTTTCGTTACCGTTACCGAACAGCTGATGTTGCAAGGTGGTCCCGCTGTTGAAGCTCTCATCACGCAGGACATGGTGACGCAGATGAACCGCGAGGTCGACAAGCTGGTGTTCGATACCATCATTGGTACGGGCGACGGTGACAGTGACGCTGCTGTCAGCGCTGCTGCCATTCTCGGTGGTGAAGGCGCTTTGGCTGCTGCAGGTGTTGACCTTTCAAGAGTGCAGATTATTGCCGACTCCGTGGCGCACGGTTTGTTGGCCATCGATGACATCGTAGAAAGTGTCAGTGCTGCCATCAACCGCAGCAACATCGGACAGCTTTCATGCTGCGGCTATCCGTACTACGTTACGGACCTGTTGCCCGCTAACGGCATTCCCGCCGAAGGTTCGTTGATTATGGCCGATTTCAACCAAGCTGCCGTCCTCGGACTGTTCGGCGGAATTGACATCGTGATTAACCCGTACACGCTGGACTTGAACCACCAAGTTCGCATCTCGATTCACAGGTACGCTGACGCCGCTGTGCTTCACGCCGGTGCTGCATACACCTTCCACGACAACGCGGCCTAATACTAGGCTTCACAATAACGAGAAAGGCCGGCACTGCGTCGGCCTTTCTTATTTTTAGGCTATGCAAGTAGAGATTACAGGAGCCGCGGTAGATCAGGACACTATCATTACGGTGGCTGATCTCAAGTCACACTTGCGCGTGACGCATACGCAGGAGGATACTTTGATTGGCGCACTGCGCTCCGCGGCTATCAGCTGGGTGGAAGAGCATTGCAACATCAAGCTGGGCAGTTACACGGCGCGTGGGTATCTCACCGACTGGCGCCCAGCGTACTTCCCCATCGGACCCGTCACCGCGATCAGTGAGGTGAAGTACCAAACGACGGCAGACAAGGACTACACGACGGACCTGACTACGTTGGCCACAACCTTGTGGTTCACCGATGAGGTCACACAGCCCGCGCGCATCGCCTTCCGCGACTACCCGACGACATACGACTACGCCTTAACGCCTGTGGTGGTTACGTTCACCGCAGGATACACTACTATGCCGGCACCGGTGGTGCATGCCATTCGGTTGTTGGTAGCTCACATGTACGAGAACCGCCAGGAGGAAGTGACTGGTACCATCACTACCCGCTTGAAGTTTGGACTGGAAGCGTTGCTCAATCCGTTCCGCATCATCTACCAGCCATGAAGAACGCAGGACGGCGAGACCGATATATAACGCACCGCGCGGAGACGCTGACCCAAGACGACTACGGCCAGCCTACGGTAAGCGCTACCACCGACACAGCTATGTGGGCGGAGGTCATCTACGCAGGCAGTGCGGGAGAAAGCATGAAGGCTTACCAAATCTTCCCGGAGCGCTCGGTAACGTTTGTGGTGCGGCATCCCAACCCCACCGACGACGTAGCTGGCTTGAGCATCAGCCAAGACGATGAGATAGTATTTGAGTCGCGGGAATATGAGATACTAGGCTTTGAGGAAATAGGCCGACGTGACGGCTTGCGCATCTTCTGCAAAGAGAAAGGAACGGATGGCAGATGATTTCAAGGTGCAAGGCTTGGACGAGCTGATG